CCAAATTTGAGCCTTATCGGCTAGTGCTTTATCAACGAATCCGGAACCCTTGCCATCATATTCGCCAATCTCCACGCTAGCTTTTATAGATTGGTCCTTGTAAGTAATCTTTTCGCCAAATACGGATAGTAACGCTTTATCATCATATTTCAGCATCAGTTTTACCTCATAAAAAGTAAAGCGCCCCAAAAGGGCGCTTTGTAATTATTTACGCAGTAGGTTGTAACAACATTACTGTCACAGTTTCCTGTGCAGCTGTCTTAGGTTCTACAGCCATGCCGAGAACTTTACCACCAGTTTTTACTGCTTTATCTGTTAAGAATTGAACTAAATCACCAACAGCGTATGTTTCGGATTTATTAGCTGCCACTTTAAATACACCTGTTACTTTTACAGCGCCAACTTCACCTTTAGCAATATCAGTAAGTGCAACGCCGTGAAGTTTACCAACTTCTACAATGTCGCCTACTTTAACCGCATCAGTCGCAACGAAGTTGATACGATCGGTTTCCATTACGAATTGTGTCATCATATAAGTTACCCCCTAATTATTTACCAGCATTTTTATAAAGACCACGGAAGTCAATAGCGTCAACACCAACATCAAATGCCACTTTGTATTCAATGCCGTCTACGTCGAAGCCTTGACGTGTTTCAAGACGTGGGGTTTCAACACCATTCAAATACGTTACTTCAATAGTATCGTGTTGAGATGCATCCGCTACTAGGTACCATGCGGTAGGGTCTGTCAATTCAGCATCAGACACTACAACAAAACGACCTTTATACGGATTAAATACGCCAGAATTTGTGCCGTCTACTGCAGCTGTAGAGTTAACGATTTGATATGCAGTTACTTCCAATTCAGGTGGCACTACCAAGTATTTAGGTGTGATGTTTAAATTAGCTGCATCGGTAATACCTTTTTGACGACGCATAGCAGTAATTGCTTTCGCCAAAGATGTAACGGATAACGCCTCTGCTGTTTTCGCTACGTTTCCGTGTTTATCATCAAATAAGGCTACGTTATCTTGCATTTTAACTGTACCAGTTAATTGAGCATACACCATTTTGTTTACCAGCCGTTTTGCAGCGGAGCCGTATTTAGTAGCAATTTTGGAGAATAAACCCAAGTCGTCATTAATAATAGCTTGGCGAGTCAAGCTGAAGATTTTACCGTATGTAGCTACTTTAGTACGAGCGGATGCCTCGCCGAATACATCTTGTGGGAATTGACCGCCTTCTGGTACTAATTCTAGGTTGCCTGCTTCAGACAATGCGTAACGTGCTGCTTCTTTGAAGTCACGGTTAGAGCCTTTGCCTGTCCAGATTTGGAATGTAGTTTCAGCTTCGTTAAAACCATTCATCACAGATTTATTAGCCAAGTTAGACATGATAGCAGGGAATGTAGATGTGGAGTTAATAGCCGCACGTGCCATTTCCATGTTATCACCAAAGTTAGCTTTAGTATCATATTCACGTCGTAAGGACTCGCGAGCTAACTCAATCAAGGAGTAGCCGCGCAATTCGTTAGCGCCTGGCGCTGGTTCTGCTACAGCTAAACCTGCAGCCATTAATACTGCATCTTGTGCGGCAGCACGGAACTTATCAGATTCAGCTTCGCCCATTGTTACAGACACGCCTTTGTTACGTGCGCGTAATTGATCCATTACCATCGCACGAGCTTCGTCAACAGATACGCCCATTACGATTGCTTCGTCTGCACCTTCTACATCGAAGTCACGGAATAATGCAGTAATTTCGGAAGTGCGCTTGCGTTCAGCTTCCATCGCTTTAGCAAGGTCTGCCTGTGTGATGCCAGTTTCAACTGGTTCTGTAGATTTCACTTCTTCAGTTTTTAAATTTTCTTTTGGATCCATACTTTTTTCTTCCTCCTGTGTGTTAATATTCGTATGAATTTCTTCAGCACTTCGTCCCACCCCTACTGTTGGGTCAGCAGGAACAGATACAATGCTGATTTCCAAAGGTTCCCAATCGGTTACTACATAGGCCGGACCATTAAATCGACCGTTAGTGGATTTAGTATCCTTATCTTCCAATACTTCGTATCGGTTGACCATATAGCCTACGCTTACCCCTTTTAGCGTTCCGGACTGTACCTTTTGGAATATGGTGTCGGATTGTTCATCTTCATCAAAACGCACTAGCGCTTTTCCTCGATTGTTTTCAATCCAAGCCTTTTCAACGTGTCCCACGACCGCATCACGATCATGATTAAACAACGCTGTCCCTAAACCATTATTAAAGCGCTCAAGATTGATGCACTCTTCATCATGGCAAAGGATTTCATTGCCGAACCAACGGCCATATGGCGTTTCGGAAGAGAAAGACAATTCTACTGTCCGACTATCGGTATCGACATTGTCAATAGTAGATTCCCGGCAATAATTACCAAGAATGCTACGTTTTTGATGTTCACTCATTACTAGCCATCAGCTCCTTCCTGTGTAGTGTCATCATCGCCCATCGTTAGCGGTTGCAACTCATTGGAATAATCTAGTAGAACCCCAAGCTCCTTAGCTCTATCTTGTTCAAGTTTCCGTTGCTCAAGAACTTCTTCCCAATCTCGCCCAGATGATGCACACACATCTTCCAATGTTGTAAGACCGGATTTGATTGCTTCTTTATTAGCGTTAACTTCCTTAACGGGGTCAATCCAAGACCACCCTGGAGCAAGCCAAGCTACCTCTTGGTATTTGTCCTTGTTCGCTAAGTAGTCAGAAGGTAATTCACCCGCTAAATAAAGGGCGTCGATAAAAGCTTTCCAAATCGGCATACAGAAGTGTGTGATTACAAATTTCTGTACTTGACGGAATGTCTTTTGGTCCTCTAACAAGTTTTGCCTTGCCGCTGAGAAATTCCCAGATATATTACGCGCTACGATGTCAGCGCTCATACCAAGACCAGACGCAATACGTCTGATCTGAGTTGCCGAGTATTCGCTTGCAGTTCCTGCATTACGTTTAGGGTCTGCAAACTCAATCGATTCACCAGGACTTAAATGCCTAACCATGCCTGGTGCCATTGTGATGTTAGGCCTTCCTTTTTTATCGCGCGGCAATAATGCTGATTGTCGTGCTGAATTTTGCGAGGTTACGAAAACGCTAAAACAAGCTGCTACACGGGCTGCAATCAAGTCCGCATCCATGTATTCGTCAATATCGTGAATTCTACGTAAGACTAAAGCCAATAAGCTTATACCTCTAATCTGAGACGGTCGTTTTGGTTTAAATAATAAAAACGCCTGGTCAGTGGTTAATCGAACTGTATCGAACGAACGCAAACCCATTGGATCAGTTTGACTCACATGGTAAGCTACAGCCCTGCCGTGTTCAGTAACCTCAACTCCGTTGATGATGTTATTCTTGCCGTGTGTGATACTTACTGCGCCGATATTTTCAGCTTCTATCAATTGAATGGATAATGGTAAGTACGTGCCCTGTGAAGTTTTATTGACTAGAATTTCCCCGTCGTACACCATACGTCTTAGCGCCATTTCTTGTAATTCATAGAAGTTCGAAATACCCCTAATGTCAGCGTTTTCAGGTTCAGCCCATTTGGCCCATGCTTTCTCGATTTTCTTATTTAGATCGTTGTTTAATTTACCGTTACGATTTCTAACTTTTGCTTGTGGAATAATACCTGCGCCGATTACATTTCGTAACAAAGCAATAACAGCCGACTCAGCTAAGTCGCTGTTCATTTCTGCCGCTCTTGCACGTCCACGGATTATATCACGTGAACCTGTTGCAAGTTGCTCGGCCGTACCATACGCAGGTTGCCAATCACTGCTTAACCTGTCCATAGATGCCGCATCATATTGACGTAGTGCATCACGATATGCTTGGCGCTCATATGCACGTTGTGGGCTCACCCATCCTATTACTTTGTCAATAATGTTCATCGTCCACCCCATGTTACAAATGCATCTGCCTGGTACCCATTTGACTCTTCGTGCACACGCTGCATTAGCGTTTGTTCTCGTGCGTATAGTACTGGTAAGTCAATTGTCTTGAAACGCTTACCACCAATTTGTAATTCAGAGTATCCTTTAGTTTCGATATCCTCAATCACTTGACGAACACGTTCAAGTTGTTCATTTACATCGCTCATGGTTCACCTCCTATCTAAACCAATGCCCCGTATCGCCTATGCCTCCGCCGTATTCTTCGTAGGTTTCAACCTCTTCAGTTTCCTCATAGTCAGCTGGTTCAACTAAATATTTAACACCTGCAATATCTGCTACAGCAGCATTGTATGTGCATGTATCAAGTAAGTGATTGACAGGATGGCTAGTGAGCGGTTTCCATTGCACCGTTACCGCACCTGTTTTCACATTTCTGATTTCTTGTTTTTCTTCCGACCTTAAATGATCAGAGTACTCTTGCGGACATTCTTTGTACAAATGAATTGTTCCGTCTTCATCTGCCGGTCTTATCATTCGTGCAAATATAAAGTCCTTCCAATAATCAGTGTTTAGCACATACAACTTTAATCCGCCTACGACTCCTTTTTCTAGCGAGGTCATAGTGTATGGTGCTGCCATCGTGCTATGATTCGAGGAGCCTTTAACTGGAATACAAACTTCAGGGAATCTAGAACAGAATTGATATACTTCGTCTGTTCTAAAGCCCGAGTCAATGCCAGCTTTCATCACCTGTCGAGATTCACCATATTCTGATGGATATTCTCTGTTTATGATAATTTCCTCTAAATCTTCCCATGTACTTGCCTGTCCATAATCAATCAGATAGGACTTAACACCAGGTGCATACGCTCTTACTTCCCACCAGAAGTGATCAAGTTGTACGTCGACCGAAGCGATAAGTAATACTGCTTTATCTGGCACAACACCACACGGATAATTGGATTGAGTAAATTCCATATTTTGTGTGCTTTTAGTTTTAGAACTTTTCCAAGGTTCAGCTAGCCACGAATTGATGAAGTTCATTAATGTAGCAGGCGTGCCTTTGGAATTCTTAAACTCATATGCAACGTCTCCGAATGTGACCCACGGCGAATATATCGACGATAAGTGATACGATACTGAGCGAACTTTACTTTGCGATTCGTTTACCGCTCTCCATTCACCACGTCTTAACATTTCCATTTTGTGCTTATCGTAAATACGTTCTCCGCAGTGTTCACATTCGTAGTACGCTGTATCACGTATCATGTCCGCATTATCATTGTGTTCTTCAGGCCATTTTATCTGCTTAAACTTGAGGGTCTGCGACACACCACAATGCGGGCATGGCACGTAATATTGTCGGCGCTCATTTGCACTCATGAACGCCTGCCAAATATTACCCGACTCGACCGTAGGAGTAGACACCATCACGATTTTTTTATCGATGAACGTTTTTGTACGTTCCGTCGCCAGTTTGATTGGGTCTGCCTCCTTACCTGCAAAGGCGGGGTATTTGTCAATTTCATCAAAAAATAGATATTTGATTGATCGACTCGAAAGACTACTTGGGGAATTCGCCCCTACAAGCACCATGTAATTGCCATTGTTGAAATCTAACTCCAGCAATTTACTATTCTCATCGAACTTATCATTAATCGATTTGACAGATTTAATCATCGGCTGCACACGCTTATCACTGGCAAACTTAGCGATGGTATCTGTTGGATACACCATCATGGTAGGGGAGGATGTTTGGTCTAGCGCATACCCTATCATGTTAAGTTCTGTTTCAGTCTTACCTAGCTGTGCACCAAAGCAAAGTACAATTTTTTCAATGAGTGGATCAGTGAATCTATCCATTGGCTCTTTAAGATAAGGCGTTCGATTCGTACGCCATCTACCGGGCTCTGCCGATACACTCGTTAGTACTCTAAAGTTATCCGCCCATTCTGATACGGTATATCTTTCTGGGGGCTTAAATGCTTTAAGCTCTTCTGGAAACCAATCAACCTTTGGCCTTTGCTTTTCGACTGACTTTGATTTCCGGCGTGTACTCACCCTTGCGCGCGTAGCTTTCGAGGTAGTCTTCGACAACGTCATTCACCACCTTTTCTACATTCGCCCGTTCTTCCGGATCCGTGAATTCACTCGCAATTCGTTTCGCCAATTTAGTAAATGACGATTTCAATTCGAGTACTCGCCCAGACCATTCCTTAGCAACATCTGCACGAGATATGTATTCACCCTCTAATATTTCAAGAAGCTTTTTCTCGCGTGCTGCTTTAGACTCCTTTAAGTCAGCTTCAGCAACTAACTTTCGAGTGGCTGCAGATTGGTCTTTTGCTTTATCGCCTTTTGTATGTCCAAGATACGCAAGCACCTCCCTGAGATTCCACCACCCTGTGGCAGCTTTTGGCATCCCTGATTTATGATGCCTGGAAATAATCTCAGGAGTCACTCGTAGAAGGTCACAAAGCTGAGCACTTGATACGAGCAAATCGCCTGCGGTATTGAATTTGACTCTCGGTTTTGCGTCGGCCATTTTCGACCTCCTTTCTGTCTCTTGACATTCAACTTTCAACAGTAAAATTTCTCCTACACAGAGACAATCTTCGCGCGGGGGCGACCAGCGGCCATTTTTAGCTCGCGGAGTACCTTTTCCCAATTTTCAAATTCTCATTTATAATCAGTATTGATAATCAGAACTTAGGAAATAAAAAAGCACCCCTAAGTGGGTGCTCCAATATTATTTCAGTACTCCTTTATTCTGTTTAAACTTACCGCTGTCTTTATGAACCTTTGCCGTTTTAGTTTTAATTAAAGAATGTGAGGGTGCATACGATTTACACATATGATCAA